CGACGGGCGTAAAACGGATAGAGAGGAGGTTATCTTATGGAGGATAACAAACAAACTACTACTCAAGGTACAGCTACAGCTAACGTACCTACAAACGAGGACAATAAAGCTGGTAAATCTTTTACTCAAGCTGATATGGATAATTTAGCTGGTAAAATTAGAGGCGAGGAAAAAGCTAAAACTGAGGAGCTTATTAAACAAGCTACAGCCAACGCGATAGCTGAGTACGAGCGTCAAGCTAAATTAACGCAAGAGGAAAAAGATAGAGAGGCTAAGACAAAGAGAGAGGCGGAACTTAGAGAGCGTGAAAATGCTATCACGTTAAGAGAGAGACGTATAGAGGCTCAAGAAATGCTTAGTCAAAAAAATATCCCTATCGACTTGGTCGATTTTGTTGTAGATTTAGACTTATCTAAAACAAAGGATAATATAGAAAAACTAGCCAAAACTTATAGTAAATCAGTAGAGACTGGAGTAACTGATAAACTTAAAGGACAGCCACCTAAAGACTTTTCTAGTAATAATAGTAATACTGACAAGCCTAAAAAGGTTATGTCAGCTTTTTAAACTTGCTAAGAAAAAAATAGAAAAATTAAAAAAGGAGTGATGTATATATGGCAAGAATAGACGCGTTAAATATTTTAATAAATGATAGTGATAAAGATAAATTAGCTGAAAGCTACGCTGGTGTTATTGAGGGCGTACAAAAAGAGTCAATAAGTGAACAAATCAAAAATAAAAATTATAGTGGAGACCCAACTACTGGTACTGTAGAAATCGATAGATTTAAAAACGCAACTATCAACGATTTAGGTACAGCTAGAACTGGTAAAAAAGGAGACTCACTTAAAAATACTGGTAAAGTAACTGTATCAGTTGATACTGATAAAGAAATCGTAGAGGAAATCGCTAAAAAAGATATCAAGTTGTTTGGTTTAGTTGGTATGGCTGAAAAAAGAAAAGCTAACCATATTAAGAGAATGTCAGCTTACTTAGATACTGAATTTTTTGCTTGTGCTGAAAAAGAGGGTACTAAAGTTGAGTTAACAGCTACTGATATCCAAGGAAAAATCGAGGAGTTAGTAAACTCAGTAGAAACTACTGTAAATGACTGGGTAGACGGTGTAGATAGAGATATGTTAGTTTTAACTGTTAAACCTAATATCTACTCTAGCTTATTAAACTATATCGACTCAGTACCAAATAGTTTAACTGGTTTAACTGATAACTATTTCCACGGAGTTAAAATTTTCTCTAACCATAGACAAACTAAGTCAATGGTATGTATGATAGACGGAGCTGTAGCTCAATTAGTTACTACTGACGAGTATGACGCTGAAAAAATACCACTATCTAACGATATCGCTTTAGAGTTATTTTTCTCTAAAGGTACTAAGGCTGTAATGCCAGACTTAATTAAATACGCTGAATAATCGAGGCGTAAATAATCTATAGGACGAAAATATTAACTTTTTCGTCCTATAAAAATTTAAAATTAAATATAGAAAAGGAAAAGGTGCAAATATGAAAAAGTTTTTAAATAAAAATACTGGGTTAGTTGAGGTTGTAACAAACGAAAAACTAATCGAACAATACGAAAAGTATAACGAGGTTTACGAGTTAGTAGGAGCTAAAGATAATGAGCCTACTTTAAAAGAACTAAAAGAAAAGGCTGACGCTATGGGTATTGAATATAAAGCCAAAGTTACTAAAGCTGAACTTTTAGAACTTATCGCAAACGCTGAAACTGAATAGTAAACAGTCTACTACTACGAGGAGGTGTTAATAATGGACGAAAAACAAATCGCTAATATAAAGAAATACTTAAAAATAATTAACCCTATGGTAGATAAAATCGAGGAGTCTAACAAAGACCTTATCGGTTTTGTTATCGACGAGGTTAGTGATAGAGTACAGCTTTACCTAAATAGCGAGTCTATACCTACTAAATTGGAGCGTATATTGGCTAATATAGTAAATAACGGGTTAAAGCGTTGTCTTAAAAATATAGAGTTATCTAGCGAGGACAATACGGCTGTAGACCAAGTTGTTACGAGTGTTAGCGATAACGGACAGTCTATTAGCTACTCCAATGAGATAACAAACTACTTTAATACCGCAAGTGATAACGAGTTATTTACTGGGTTTGAGAGTTTGTTACGTAGATATAGGAGGGTAAACGTTGTATATCCCAAAAACAATGATAAATAAAATAGCTAGGACTTTTTACGATAAAACTGTTGAGGTGTTGGTAAATAATATAATTACTGACGCTGAGGGCGGGGTTATCTATAAAGGACACGCTGTTAAAGATACGTTTAAAGGTAATGTTAACGTTAGTAACTGTAAACAAATACAAGAGGAGTACGGACTAGACTATAACGTGGATATATCAATAACTACTAATTACCACTTACTTAAACATAATGACTTAATTAAGTTTAACGACGAGGTATATAACGTTACTGATATACTACCAAGTGATAGTCATATCCTTATCGTAGCTACAAAATGGCGTCAATAACTATTAAAGGCGTAGATAGTCTTACTAAAAAATTAAATAATATCGCAAATATGGAGGTCAAGGATACAGTCAATAAGGCTGTGTTACTGGTACAAGGTCAAGCTAAAGAACTAGCCCCAACTGGTAAAGGCGGAGGTAGTGGACTAAAGGGTAGTATCAAAGTGAGTGTTAAAGACCGCGATACTAAAATCGAGGGTCGAGTATACACTAATTTAGAGTACGCCCCTTATGTCGAGTTTGGTACTGGTATTAAAGGAGACGGTACATATCCTTATAAAGTCGAGGGTCTTAACTTAACCTATAAAGGCGAGCCGTGGTTTATCCCAGTTAGTGAGATAGATAGCGAGACCGCTGAAAAGTACCACTTTAGGCTGGTACACGGTAAAGACCAAGACTACTATATATGTTACGGTCAAGAGGCTAAACCTTTTATGTATCCAGCTCTTAAAAATAACGAAAAGGTTATAAAAGATATGTTTAAAAATGGAGTCAAGACTAAATTAAAAGCTAACTGTAAAGGAGGTAAATAGATGTACTTACCTAAAACTGATGTTTACAATATACTAAAAACGTTAAATTATTACGTATCACAAACTCAACCAGCCAGCTTTAACGAGTTACCAGCTATAATATTTAGAGTTGGTAATAACTCTATAAATTATGACTTAAATAATAATATTATTAGTCAAGATATAGAGATAGTTATAGATATATGGGCTGAGGAGTCTACTGTGGCTAGTACTGTATTGTCTCAAGTTGAGGAGACTATGAGACTAAATCTATACAAACTGTCGTACTCAAACGACGTACCAAATAGTGGTAACCTATACCATATAAATTGTAGGTTTACCAAATTAGCTTAAAAGGAGGTAAAGATATGGAAAATAAACAAGCTACTAGAACTATAGGGACTACTTTAAATAAGGTTAAAAGTGGGAGCGAAAGTGCTGACTTAAAAATCGCTAACCTTACATCTATTGGCGAAATAGGTATCGAAAGCGAGGAAATTGATACAACTGATTTAGACAGCGTAGGCGGATACAAAGAGTTTATAGCTGGGTCTAAAGACGCTGGAGAAGTTAGTATCGCTGGTAATATCAAGGACGAGTCAAACGTTGAGAAAATGTTAGCTCTAGCTGAGTCTCAAAGTTTAGAGGACTGGATAGTAGAATATCCAAGCGGTGCTAAATGGGAGTTTAAAGGTTTTGTTAAGTCTTTTAAAGACGGAGAAAAAACTACTGACGGTTTAGCAACATTTACAGCTAGTATACGTATAAGCGGTAAACCAAGTTATACTAAATCGGCTTAATGACTGACGGGAGGCTGGTTTTTTACTGGTCTCCCGCTTTTTTTGTATAAAAATGGCGTCGTATAACGCAACGAAAAACAAAAAGACGTACAATTACCCGTCTCGTTGCGTCTCAGCGTACCATTTTATACGTAAAATATGACTAAATTGATAGGAGGATATAAAAATATGAAATTAAATCTTAAATATAACGCTACTAAGGTAGACGAAATAGAACAAGCTAAAAAGTTACCAATAGAAAACTGTATCGCTGATACTACAGTAACTAATTTAGCTTTATTTATCCAAAAAGGACTAATCGACGATAACGGAGTACACGGAGTAAGTAGGAGCGTAGCAATAGCTACTATCGACGCTTACTTAGAGGAGAACGATAAAGACGAGTTAGTTATGGATATAATGGAGGCTTTAATTAACGGCGGTTTTTTATCGAGGGACTTGAACGTGGCGAAAGTGAGAGAACTGAAAGCGAAACGTCAAGCTCAAGTCAACGAGGAAATCGACAAAGCCCTATAAAAGAGTATAAATACTTTGGGGATATGTGGCGAGATATGGAGGAGGACGCTATATTAGTAGGTCTTGACCTCCACTATTTTTGGACTCTAACCCCTAAACAATGGGCTAAGTATGTCAAGGTGTTTAACGATAAGCAAAAAATAAGACTTAAAGAGATAGACACCTTAAACTATATACTAGGTAAATACGTAGGTTTTGCGGTTAATGACCCAAAACACTATCCTAGTAAGCCTTATAGTGATAATGACACCGAGTTAAAGCCTATGAGCGACGAGGAAATGGAAAAACAAGCTCGTCGTAATACAATAAAAATGGGAGGTGTTATTAAATGACAGTTGAGGAGTTACAAGTATTGATAACAGCCAATACTCAGCAACTACAAAAAGAGCTAAATAAGACCAACTCCAAAATAGACGGACTTAAAAAGTCAGCTAGTAAAAGTGGAGCGGGTGTTATGTCAGCCTTTAAAAAGTTAAAGACTGGTATAGTTGCTTTAGGTATTGGTAAAGTTATCGCTGACTCAATTAAAACTGGTATGGACGCGGTCGAAAGTGATAGCTTGTTTGAGACGTCTTTAGGTAATATGGCGGACGACGTTAGAGCGTGGAGCGACGAGGTCTCTAATGCTTTAGGTCTTAACGCTGTAGCTATGCGTAAAAATACGGGTGTTATTTACAATATGACTACATCAATGGGTCTAGCTGAGGATAACGCTTTAAAGATGTCAAAAGGTATATCGTTATTAAGTGAGGATATGGCGAGTTTTTACAACTTAGATAGTAAAGAGGCTTTTAATAAATTAAGAGCTGGACTTACTGGAGAAACTGAGCCACTTAAAGCCCTAGGTATCCTAGTCGACGAAAATACTGTAAAACAAGTGGCTTATAGCGAGGGTATAGCTGAAAATGGAGCGGAACTTACCCAACAACAAAAGGTACTCGCTCGTTATGT